GGTAGTTTATGAAAGAAAAATGTTGTAAGGATTGCAGAAAGCACGATGGATTCACATGGGCTTGCTTCAATGGTGACAGTGAACATTGTGCAGACTTTAGATGTCTGGACGATTGTTGTAAATACTGGGAGGGTGTATGAGTAAAATATCAGCGTTGTACTTGGCGGTTGATTATAAAGATGCAGATTATTTTTTGATAAAATTATTTAATAAAATACATAACGAAACATCAATAGTGCGGTTCAATAGAAAAACGTTTATTTTGGAAACAGAAACATGTACCGTAGAGATTTTCATTATTAATTCACCTCATAGAACAAAAACACTTCGTGGCGCAGCTAGTTATTTCTTACAAAGTGACAAACCGTTTGAAATGCGGGTAAGTAGAATTAATAAACTATATAATTCTTTGCAATATAAAAATTTATGGCTTGGAATCAATGCAAAGGAAATTACAGAAGAGCAGCTTATTAAACTGCTGGTATACGGAGATGTGGAATGAAAGTATTCGGCAAAGAAATCAAAGACGAATGCTCCAAATGCGGAAATATCCTTGAGTGTGAGCTGTTCCGGCAGGGGCATGGAATAAAACAGGAACGTGAAAACATAGCTAAAATGATCGCCTGTCAGATGAAACACAGACAGAAGAGGGAATTTGAATGCTAGATTTACTTGATAAACGCAATTGTCCTGTTTGCGGTGGAATATTGAAATGCGAAAATTCCGATTACGCAAAACCTTTTAGAGAAAAAGAAATCTTTTTAAATGTGACATGGCAATGCACCAATTGTGGCGCTCAATATACTGCAAAACTTGAATTAACTCCAAACGGATATGAGGTGCAAGACCGTGAAGCACATATTGATGTAGAGGATAATTTTTCAGCCGAAAAATTTATGCTTGGAAGAAACAATTTTCGAAGACAGAGGTGGTAAATATGAAATTTGAGGATATGGAAAACTGGACTGTAGATCAGTTGAAAGAAGAAGTTGTTCGGTTATCTGAAGAATGCGAGAAGAAACAGCATATAATCCTGGACTATAAAGCTTTATCGGAGACACTTAACCAAAAGCTTCTTGAAAATGATAACTGGAAGATTCCGATTGATGAAATTGAAAATATAGATACTGGTCATCCATCTATCGAATGGTATGAACAACGCCACCAGGATGACTGCATCACAATCAATCAGCTTTATACAACAATAGATGTTATAGTTGACCGATACGCTAATTTAAGGAAAAACAAAGGAATGTGCTGATATGGGCGAAAAGAACGAATTAAAGCATTTCTTTACATGTAATGGAAAAGTTATTGAAACAATACCAGAGATTTCAATTTCGGATGGTACTGTTATCGAAGGCGGTATTCTTCACAGAAATGAGGACGGTACACTTTGTAGCATAGGTAAGCCATTAAGTATTGAATTTGAATGTAAATTCAGTGATGAACTATTTTGGACACTAGTTGCCCCAGACCGAATAAACCAGGACAATTTCCGTAAAATACATGGGATTCCGAAGCGGAGGAAAATTAATGGATCAAGAAAAAAACAAAAGGTTGTCCAGAACGGAGGGCGAAGATGCAACAGGCACCTGTCAAAGAAATTGCCGACTTTGCAAAAGTACATCCATACGAGTACATGATAAAAAGCTTACACCAATATCCGTATTGGGGAAATCAAGACAATGGTTTTAATCGGAAGAAATTTAAGGAGATTTTTAATGAGCATTAAATCAGCATTAGAATCCGAAGGAATAGATTTTTCTGAATACATGAACCCACCAGAACCGTGGAATGGACAGGCATTGATAAGGAATATCAACGGAACGAAATACGCCTGTTGTCCTTTTTGCCAGAAGAAAGCACTTCTGATTAGCCCAGAGACAAAAATTCAGCATCTTAAATTGAAGTGTAAAGGTAGTAGCTGTAAGAAAGAGTTTGAGGTGAATGTATGAGGGAGATAAAAACATTTATTACATCGTTCTTCTATTATTCAAAACTCAAGAAATACTTTCCAGATTATAAAATAGGTCGAATCAAGTATGCTATTATGGTTGTCCGCTGGAATAAATCTTCTGAAGCCTATTCATCATCAGAAGAAATTCCTGAATGGAAATGCATGTATATGAATGAGTCTATCTCGAAAGAAAGAAGATGGCCAAATGAACACAAAACGGATTAAATGCATTTTGACAGGTGGATGCAAGTTCAAAAGTTCGGATACAGAATCGAAATGTAATGACAAAGAAAAGACTTGCACCATTACAGAGACTTGCTACAAATGTGGAAAAAAGTATACAGCTATATTTACTTATAAACAGTTAGGGATTCTGGATTGAGGTGATTATATGAAGATTCCAAAATGTGACCATGATTTTGAAGATTGTAAGATATCCAATCCTTATAATTATGATTTTGATGAATTTAATCCACGCGACTCTAATCAACGTTTTCATCCGTGTTATTGTAAAAAGTGCGGAATACTTATTTTGAAAAAAGTAGTTGATAACGGACGAGGAACAGACAAATTTTTGTGGGAGGAATAAGAGTGAAAAAGATACCAACATTATTTGAACGAGAATTTAAAGACCATAAGGTTGTAAAGGTTCTTCCAAAAGTGCATCCGGGTATGGAATGGGTACTTGAGGGAGAAGGGATTGCGACGGTCAAATACGATGGTTCTTGCTGTGCAGTAATTGACGGAAAATATTATAAACGATACGACTGTAAGAAAGGAAAAGCACCACCAGAGGGATTTATCCCTTGTTGTGATCCAGATTCCATTACAGGCCATTGGCCGGGGTGGGTAAAGGTTGATGATAATAATCCGTCTGATAAGTGGTTTGTAAAAGCGTATAACTTTTCAATGCAATGTAATCTTAGCCCATGGGTGGACGGCACGTATGAAGCTATTGGAAAACATTTTAACGGAAATCCATATAACTATAATTACGATGATCTTGTCCCGCATGGAAGAAATGTTGTAGAAGTCGAAAGAACATTTGAGGGAATCAAGAAATATCTTTCTGAACACGAAATAGAAGGATTAGTTTTCTGGAAAGACGGAAGCCCACAATGCAAAATCAAACGTTCAGACTTTGGCTTTGAATGGCCAGTAAAGGAGAATTTATGAATCCAGTATTTATATTTCTAGTGATATGTGGAGCGGCAGCGGTATGGTTCCTGCTTTACAAATTATTTCAACCACTAGGTAAATTATTGAACCACATTGGCAGAAATGCTATTGATGAGTTAAATAAAGACGAAAGTCAAAAAGAGGAGGATAATAAATGAAAAAAGGACTTTTAGGTGGAATTGGATTAGCTATTGCAATCATTGCAGGGCTTATATGTGTTGCAAAGTGCAGCGTGAGAGTTCCAGCTGGTTACATTGCGGTAGAGTACAAAATGAACGGAGGAATCTCTAAGAATGTACTTACACAAGGATGGCATTTGATTTCACCTACAGTAAAAACTTCACTGTATTCCGTTGGAATCGAGCAGTCTTATCTTACATCTGAGGATAAGGGCGATTCTCCAAAAGATGAAAGCTTCAAGACACCAACAGCAGATGGTAAATCGCTTCAAGTTGACCTTGAATTTTCTTATAAATTCGATCAAAATAGAGTTACCGATGTGTTTACTCAGTTCAAAGGTCAATCAGGAGAATCCGTAAAAAACACCTTTATCAAGCCTAAGATGAAAGCGTGGACGCAGGAAGTAACAGCAAAGTATCCAGTAACAGATGTTTTCGGTGATAAACGCCAGGAACTGAATGAAGCACTTGACGAATATCTTAAGCAGAAGTTTGAGCCATACGGAATTATTATTGATACAGTAAACTTTACTTCCATTTCCACTGATGATGAAACACAGGCTGCAATTCAGAAGAAAGTGAACGCTCAACAGGAGCTTGAACTTGCTAACATTGAAGCTAAAACAGCAAAAGTACAAGCTGATAAAGATAAAGAAGTTGCACTGATTGCTGCTGAACAGGAAAAGGAGAAAGCATCTATCCAAGCGGAACAGGCCAAAATTGATGCAGAAGGTAAAGCTGAAGCTATTAAGATTAAAGCAGAAGCTGAAGCAGAAGCAAATAGAAAAATCGCAGAATCTCTTACTCCCGAACTGATTGAAAAACAGAAAATTGATAAATGGAATGGTGAAGTACCAAAGATTCAAGGAGGTAACACTTCTACAATCGTAGATACAAGAGATATGACAGCTGATGAGAATGCTGAATAATAAGTAAACCAGTCAAGAGAGCCACATGAGAGCCAGACTAAATCCTAAAAAGAAAGGAGGTCTGGCTCTATTTTTATGGGAAAAATTACAGAAGGCTCGCTCGAATGGTATCGGACAGTCCTAAATCAGATTATCAGTAGTGACATGACAATCTATCAAAATCAAAAAGATTGCCTTGATTTGCTCTTAAATATGAATATTGACCTTCCTTTCAACGAGAATCAAGAAGCACGGAAAATGGCTATGAAAGTAAGTCAATACTCACATAACATAGCAGAGAAGTGTGCTGCATTAACTGGAAGTGGTAATTTTGACGATATCTATTGGCAGTATTTGCTACTGGAAGCACCACATTTATTTGAAAGTTACTTGCTTTATATGGAGAAAAATAGACCGGACAGCAAGAAATTTTATATTCCACGAAAAAAAACACTACATGTGGTAGCCAAAGACCTACAAGATTTGGAAGAAAGAAAGATAGAGTTTTACGGCTTATCACTCCCAAGCCGTGTTGGA